AAAGCAAAAACAATTGAACCAGAGTGATGCCGAAGTTTTCGTACCCTAATGACCCAGAGGATGCTAAGTGTCCCTACTGTGGTGAGAAAGGAAAACCCTGTTCTCATGTAGACAGTATGGCAAGAGCATATGCTCGTGGTGCTTGTAAAAAGAAAAATGTTAAAGAAGATTAAACACTTCCTCCAGAGGGATCAGGACATAACACTTTATGATGAGTGGCATTACATCTTCATAACTCTTAGAGAATTATGTAATGTGTTGATATCCAGAAATAAATAATACAAACAGCGATGTTTGTATGCCACTGTACAACTCTCCTCAAGCCTATGTCTTTAACCTCCACACAACAAATTCAGCAGAAGCAAAAAGATTATGGAGGCAAAAGATAAAGGAAGAGTGGGGTCATACGTGTGCCTATTGTGGGTCTGAAGAAGGCATCACTCTAGATCACATTGTTCCTCGTTCAAAGGGTGGAGCAGACTTAACTAAGAATGTTTTGTGTGCCTGTCACGATTGTAATCAAGATAAAGGACATACTCCTTGGGAAGATTGGTATCTTTCTCAGGAGTTTTTTAGTATTCAAAGATATGAGAAAATCAAGGACTGGATGAAACCAGATCCACCAACTAACCTGTTTGCTTATCGCCCAAGAAGGAATAACGCAACTTGATTATATTAAAAAATATGTTATAATGACATCATAAGTGGTAGAATTTTATTGATAAATGGAAAATTTCGCTAAACATGTTTTAAAGAATGGTGGAAATATAAAACCTCTGATTATTCCTTCCGAATTAACAAATGGAACTGGATTGTTCAATCCATCTGTTTATGTTGATGGTGGAAATATCATAGTAAATATAAGACACTGCCAATATACTCTTTATCATTCGGAGACCAATCAGTATGAGCACCAATGGGGTCCATTACTGTACTTAAATCCAGACAATGATCAGTCTCTTACAACGACAAATTATTTTTGTCTTCTGAATTCTGATTTGGATATAGTAAAGTTTTCAAAAGTAGATACTTCTTTGCTGGATAAAAAACCTTTATGGGAATTTGTTGGTCTTGAAGATGCTAGAATTGTTATTTGGAACGGCAAATACTATATCACGGGTGTAAGGAGAGATATTGACACGATTGGAACTGGTAGAATGGAGTTATCAGAAATTATATTTGAATCTGATACAATAAAAGAAGTTGCAAGATATAGAATTCCAGCTCCTGATGGTGATGGTAGTTACTGTGAAAAAAATTGGATGCCAGTTTTAGATAAACCTTTCCATTATGTTAAATGGACAAACCCAACACAAGTTGTTAAATGTGATATAACTTCTGATAAAGTTACTTGTGATAGTATTTTTGTTGGTGAAACAGAAAACTTGAATTATGATCTCAGAGGTGGTTCTCAAGTCATTTCATATAAAGATGGTTACCTAGCATTAAATCATGTAACTTATTTGTATAAGAGTATGGCTGGAAGAAAAGATGGCACTTATCGACATCAGTTCACATACTGGGATAAAGAATGGAATGTAATTAAAAGGTCTCCTATTTTTGATTTTATGGGAGCAAAAATTGAATTTTCTTGTGGTCTACATAAGTATAAAGATTCATATTTAATTACTTTTGGATTTCAGGATAATTCATCTTACATTCTAAAAGTTCCTGAAAATATATTGGAGGATTTTATTAATGCTTGAGCAGAGACTTTATGAATATCTTGATGATATTGAAAATCCAGAAACAAACTTTAACCTAGCAATTGAATACTTTAATATAGGACAAACTGCAGCGGCAGTTTCTTTCTTTCTAAGAGCTGCTGATCGCTCTGGTGAAGATTATGATCTAGCATATGAATGTCTGATTTATATTGGTGATTGTTTTGACATTCAAAAGAATAGAACAACACATGCTTATGGTGCATATAAGCAGGCGATTTCTATTTTGCCAAAGAGACCAGAGGCGTATCTTTCAATTTGTCGTTTGAAGAATTGGAATTCTTTGTTTGATGATGGGTATAGTTATAGTTCTCTTGCTTTGGAGGTTTGTGATTTTGATAATTTAAACCCACTTAGAAAGCACAAAAATTATACTGGAAAACACTGTCTTCTATTTGAGAAGGCACTATCATCTTGGCATTGGGGTAAATTATCTGAATGTAAAGATGGTTTCGCAGATTTGTATAAAAATCATTGGTCAAAACTAACTGAATATCAGAAAGACATTTCTCAAAAATATTTAAAAGAACATTATGATATTTCTATTGAAGACTTAGAAAAAGAATTTAAACCAAAAGTTATTGATTGTTTTAGATTCTTTAATGAAAAGGAATTATTAGAGTTGAGGTATAATCTTCTAAAAGATTATGTTGATAATTTTGTAGTTATTGAAGGAAATAAAACTCAAAGTGGTAATGATTGGAAACCACTAGGAAAAAAATATCTCAAAGAACTTAATATTCCTTCTGATAAATTTATTTTTGTAGAGACTGATCTTCCCGGAAATGATGAGGATATTATTAATAAAGATGAAGATATCTATTTTAGATCTTTGTCTGGAAAATCTAATGATACTTATAAAAATTCTTTGAATGCTAGAACCAGAGAAAGACTTTCTCTAGATGGTTTACTTTCCGCTATAGAATCATTTTCTGATAAAGATGTTTTCTTTGTTTCCGATTGTGATGAAATTATTAAACCAGATTTTATTGAATATTTTTCCAAAATTGCTTCCGAACATCCAAATAATTTGCTCAAAGTTCCCCTGATTGAATTGCAGGGAAGAGCAAATCTAAGAGCATATCATAAAGAGACAGATCTTCCAATGTCGACAGACAATGTTTTCTTTATATGCACTAAAAAACATTTTGAAAAGTGTACTCCATTCAAAATGAGATTTGATGTTGATAATTATTTTCAAACAATCTACATAACTCAAGATGGTAAGAGACTAGAAGAATGTGGATGGCACTTTAGTTGGATGGGTGATTCTGAAAGATTGAAGTTAAAACAAAAATCTACATCACACTATGCAGACCAAATTGAATCATGTTTAATTAATGATATGAGTTCTAAAGATTTGGAAAACTTTATTGAAAATTGGTCTCCAAATGAAGAGGGATTAAATCCTTGGGGAAATACTGATATTGTATTGAAGGAATATCCCATTGAAAATCTTCCAAAACAAATTTTAGAATCAGAACATCTCAAAAATTTTTTTTTAAATAACGTTAAAAGCGTTAAAAGAATACCAGTCATTGGAGTTCCAATAGTTAATGGTGTTCATTGGTTAAAAAGACTGATAGATAGCATTGATTACCCTGTTGATGAACTGTTTATTGTTAATAATAATGGTAGAGGTGAACTGGATGAAGAATTGAATGAAATTATTCAATCTGGAAATAGTTACATCAATAAGATTAAGCTAACAAATCTTCCCGCAAACCTTGGTTGTAGTGGAGCTTGGAATTTAATCATAAAATGTTATATGAATTCCCCATATTGGATTATTGCAAATAATGATATTTGTTTTACTCCAGGTATGCTTGAAAAAATGCATCTCGAAGCAATACAAACTGATCATGGAATGATACATGCTAAGAGTTCTGATTGGGGTGGTGGATCATATGATTTGTTCCTGATTAAAGATTGGGTTGTTCAAAAGTGTGGTCTATTTGATGAAAATCTATATCCAATTTATGCCGAGGATGTTGATTATCACATCAGACTGATAAATGAAAATATTAGTTGTAGGTATCTTGGACTTGATTATTTGCATGGTGAAAAAGACTATGCAACCAGTGGATCTCAAACTTGGAGGCTTGATACAAGATTGAAAGATAAGATGAATAATGGTAGAATATTAAATGAAACAACCTATCTTAATAAAAAGTGGGGAGATGATTATCAATCACTCAATACATATTCAAAACCATTTAATAACGAAATCTACGATTCTAGGTACACAACCTACGATTTAGAATTTGTAAGGAAAAAGCATTTAGGATTTTAAAATTATGAAAATCTTTGTAACTGGTTGTGCCGGACTTTTAGGAGCAAATTATACAAAACATTTACTTGTCAATGGACATGAAGTTATTGGTATTGACGATCTCTCTGGAGGATATAGATCTTTTGTTCCTAAGGGGGAGAATTTTATTTTTGTAAAGATGAATCTTGAGAGGCGGAAAAAAGTTGTAGAGTTGTTTGAAGAACATAAACCTGATGTTCTTTTTCACTTTGCTGCTTATGCTGCCGAAGGTTTGTCACCTTTTATTCGTAATTTTAACTATAGAAATAACCTTATTTGCTCTGCTAATTTAATTAATGAGTGTATTACTCACAATACCAAATTCATTTTTACTTCAAGTATGGCAGTCTATGGAGAACAAGAACCTCCATTCACTGAAGATAAACGACCACAACCAATTGACCCATATGGTATTGCAAAATATGCTGTAGAGTGTGATTTAAAACTGGCTAATGAACAATTTGGACTTCGATATAATATCGTTCGTCCCCACAATGTTCTTGGTATCTATCAAAACATCTGGGATAAGTATCGTAATGTAATTGGAATTTTTATTCGTAAGACTCTCAATGGACAACCTATCCTTGTGTATGGTGATGGAGAACAGACCCGTGCTTTCTCTGATATCAAATATTATATGGAACCATTTGATAAACTTCTAACAGATCATGATGGTGAAATTTTTAATATTGGTGCTAATAAGTATTTTACATTGAATGAAGTTGCTAAAACAGTTCAAAGTATAGGTAAAAAGTATGGATATGAAGTTCCTATCGAATATGGTGAACCAAGGCATGAAGTAAAACATGCATATTGTGATCATACAAAGGCAAAGACTATGTTAGATTTTTATGATAAAACTAATATTGAAGAATTGATTGAATCTATGTTTGTATGGGCTATGAAACAACCAAATAGAAAAGTTAAGAGTATGGAGTATGAAGTTACGAAAGACATCTATGATTATTGGAAATAATAAATACTAAAAATGATATTGATTAATTCTGCTATGGAATCAGAAAATGTAAAATTTAATTCAACAGTTAATCATGATTATCTAAAATCTTTAGATAAAGATGAGTTACTTAAAATAGATTTGGAATATCTATCTAAACTTGGATTTAAGAATCAGGGATATCTTACAGATCCTGCTGGAGCAGAGCCATATCAGTTACTTGCTTATATGAGTCAGCAATACACTGATTCTATTATATTAGATATCGGTTCTTTTTATGGAAACTCAGCATTAGCACTATCTCATAATGACAAAAATAAAGTTATTAGTTATGATATCATCGACCATGGACAGACTGGGATAAAAAAAGATAACATAGAATGGAAAGTAATTGATTTTCGTAATGATGATTCTATCGATTACAGTAAAGTGGTTGCAATATCCTTAGATGTTGATCCTCATGATGGAGTTAAAGAACCAGAGATGATTAACTTTTTGAAAGAGAAGGGTTGGTCTGGACCTATTATTCTTGATGATATAAATCTTTCTTCAAATATGAAAGAGTTTTGGGAATCTCTTGAAGATTATAAACTAGATATAACCTCATATGGACATATGACAGGCACCGGTCTTTTGATGTTATAATATACTATAACTGAATAATTGAATTTGCATAGGTATACATGAAAAAAGTTATTGATTATTTTCCTTTCTTTAATGAAAGAGAATTGTTGGAATTGAGATTAAATTTACTTGATGAGCATGTCGATCATTTTATTATCTCAGAATTGAATTCTACTCACAGTGGTCTGAAAAAGGATTTTATATGTCAATCCTTAGTTGATGAGTATGGATTTACTGATAAAGTTACTGTGATTGAAGTTGAAATTGATGAACATGACCTAATACCAAACGAAATTGATATTCATAGTGCGGTAGAATCAAAGAGTCCTAAAGAAGTAAATGCCTGGGTCAGAGAGAGACTGCAAAGAGATGCGCTAGGAATAGTAGTAAATCAGTATGATGATGATGATGTTTTCATCCTTAGTGATTGTGATGAAATTATTAATCCAGAATTTATAACTTATTTTTCTTCTATTTGTAGGAAGAATACAAATAATACCATAAAAGTTCCTTTAGTTCTTTTAGAGGGGAGAGCTGATAAAAGATTATATCAGAATGAACAACCTGTTCCTTGGATGCATTCTTTGTTGTTGTGTACTGCTGGTCAATTAAAAAGTGGCACAACTCCAACACAGATGAGATCTAATAATATGAATAGTTATCCTCCAATATGGATAACTGAGGATGGTGAATTAATCCAAGATTGTGGATGGCACTTTACTTGGATGGGTGATACAAAAAGAAGAGTTGAGAAAGCAAACTCTTTTATCCATTATGCAAATTTAAATTCTATTAATACACTATCTTCGGAATCTATAGAGAGTGTGCATTCAGAAAGTAATACTTCAAATGCCCTCGATAATGAAAAGCACACATTTTATAAAAAAGATTATCCTATAGAAAATCTTCCAGAAGTTATTTTCAAATTACCTAGAGTTAAGAATTTTTTACTTTCTCCAATCACTGATGTAAAGAGAAAAATTTCAGAGTTTTATACTTTATTTGATGGTAAATTTGGTGAGTGGGGTTGGTGTTCCCAAGAAAAAGCAGATGCAATTATTGATTGCACGTTTGAAGTTTGTTCTTCTAAGAGTAATCCAATTTGTGCTGAGATTGGCGTGTATGGTGGGAAAAGTTTATTTCCATTTGCAGCTGTTCTAAAACAAATTGGTAAGGGGACTGTTTATGGTATTGATCCGTGGACAAATGAAGATGCGTTAGTTGGGTATGATCATCCAAATCATCAACATTTTTGGGGAAACGTTGATTTAGAAAGAATGTATAATATTTGTCTAGATGGAATCTCCGAACTTGACGTTGAAAAATTTGTTTCTATAATTAGGGAGACCAGTGATAATGCTCTAACTCTGGAAGAAATAGACGTTCTTCATATTGATGGGCAACATACTGAACAATTAATAAAAGATATTAATAAATATGCAGTTAGTGTTGTTGAGGGTGGGTATTGCTTTGTTGATGATGTGGAATGGTCTCAAAAAACATTGAAGTCAATTCCACTAATGGAATCTTTAGGGTTTAAGAAAATTAGAAACATTCATGGATGTCTTCTATATTATAGAGAGAAAAAAATTATTTCTGTTGAAGAAAAACTTAAACCATTTAACATAACCCTCAATGAACTTAGATGCGCTTTAGGAGTGTAATTATGAATTTCGCAGTTTATTCAAAAGAAAATTGCCCATACTGTCACAAGGTAAAATCCGTATTAGAGTTGACAGGAAGTAACTTTGTCGTGTATACTCTTGGTGAGGACTTTACTAAAGAAGAGTTCTATGCCGAGTTTGGAGAAGGATCAACTTTTCCTCAGGTAATTTGTGATGATAAAAAACTAGGAGGATCAGTTGACACAATCCAATTCCTCAAAGAACAACAACTTGTCTGACGATAACATAAATAAAAATAAGATCCACATTAATCGTGGTGTTGAACTTATTCTTCATGGAGGTAAAAGGAAGCAAACTCAACCGTTCCACATCATCTTTGAGAAGATGGTTTGCTTTCTAAATCGGGAAGTTACCATCTATTTTGAATTTTCCTTTAAGTCAAGGAAGAAAAAAGTAGTTTCCCGAGGTAAAAGAAATGCTCGCAGTTAGTTTAGTTTTTGGCTCCTTTCTAACCGTATTGTTTCTAATAGTGGGAGTAATGGCAGGTTGGGTGGCAAGAGAATATATGATGAACTATCGGGAAATTCCAAGACCTCACCCCGAAATGTTTGATGGACAAGGGAACTTAATCCCAGATGAGGTGATCGCATTTAACTTTGAAAACTATCATGACTACGAAACCAACGACGACGAAGAAGACGAGTAGAGCAAAGACCACTACTCCAAAAACTCCAGCAAAACCAAAGGCAGCAGAGAAACCCATTCCCGATCTCCCTACAAATCCTTTTGTGTATGAGATTTTGAATGTTGTTTCTTCTCAGAGAACGGCAGCACGAAAGGTTGAAGCACTGCGTAAGTTCAATGATGCTGCCACCAAGGTTGTGCTTATCTGGAACTTTGATGAGAGTGTGATTAGTTTGCTTCCTCCTGGGGATGTTCCTTATGCTGCCACGAGTGAGCAGAACTCTTTCAGTGGAACTCTATCAGAGAAAGTTAATGATGCCGTCTCTAAGATGAGTGAGTTGGGATCCAACTCTCTTGGATCTCAAGATCAAGGTAAATCATCTATTCGTAAAGAGTACCAACGTTTCTACAACTTTGTTAAGGGTGGTAACGATGGGTTGAGTTCTCTTCGTAGAGAGACCATGTTCATTAACATCCTCCAAGGACTTCATCCACTGGAAGCAGAGATCCTTATTCTGACTAAGGATAAGAAACTTGGAGAAAAGTACAAGATCACCAAAGAGATTGTTGCGGAAGCCTATCCAGAAATCAAGTGGGGTGGACGTTCTTGATATGGGAAAGGGTATTAATATTATTCATGTAAATTGCGACCCTTCCTTTGCCGATGATAAGAGTCTTCCACGAGACTCTTATCTAGTTACCTATGGTGACAATGACGAAGAGAAGTGTGATGTAGTTCAAGGACTTCGTTCTGATATCTTTGATCAGTACTGGGACAAGTATCGTGATGTCCGTGGAATGAAATGGACTGAAGGTACAGTCAATCCAAAGTCATGGGGATACAGCGCACCCGAAAAGAAAAAGCGGAAGTGATTTCCCTGATCGGCGGAAAAAACTCCGGCAAAATTTTCGCCCCATAGGGTTTTTGTAACATAAGTTACAAAAGAACTTGACTATATACAATGAATAGGAGTATAATACTCTCCTAACGTTCATCCTATGACTAAAGCACTTTTGCTTTTGGCATGGGTTCCACTTCTTTCTGTTTCAACGCCACAACTCAAATCATATCCTGTGACTATAAGTTGTGACGCCGCGTGGGAAC